TTATTAAGCGTAAGCTGCGTTTCCCATTGGACCGTGCCATGATACGACGCCGTCAAGGAGTCGCCAGGAGCGATCCACTGGGACGAGCGCGACGTGTTGAACGTCGGATAAACCGGAAAGCCAGGACGCACCCGGAGTTGCGCCTGAATGTATTGGCTCTCTGTGAGCACCTGCGAGGGTGTCAGAACGCCAGGGTAAAACACGGCATAGCTAATCGTGCCCCGGAACGAGTTCGACGTGTTAGGGTTGCCGCTCCCCAAAATGTAGCTAGAAATTGTATTCACTCGCGATGCGGAGACGCCTTCAGAGGAATACGCCTGCTCGGTGCCGTCCACAAAGATGCGATCCGCAGTATCAAGCGTGACTGCAAAGATATGGCATGCACCATACCCGTCTGCCGCAGTCGTGGTGAATCCGCCATTGCTGTACACGGTCGGCGTAATGCCTAGCTGCAGCGTAGAGAATTGAGAGATGTTCGCTCCGAGTAGCTGGATACCATCAGCGAGGGTCGTGTCATTTACGCCGAGGACACCTGGATAGGTATTTCCGGGATTGCCTCCCGTCGCTGTGCCGGTTGTAGTAGAGCTTCCATTTGCCAACTGACCGTTGGGCCAAGGGCAAGCTGCCACAAACACGCTTCCCCAAGTTGTCAGCGGGGTGATGACATACTGAGCGTTTGTGCCGCTGCCGATCGGCGGCAAGAATTGCACGCCACCGCTTGCCCAGCCGGATGGCGCGTTTGCGCCGGTGGCAAAGTTCGCGGTGTTGTTGTGGCCGCTGATGTCGTGTGCGACAGTGCCAGAGCCTTCGTTGAATGGGTATTCGGCTGAGGCGCCGGGGACTGGCGTACTAACAGCAAGCGGAACGTTTCCAGCGCTAGGCGAGACACCCGCAACGGTTTGCACGGGCGCCGCGGCCGCGGCTTGCGCCGATGTCACGCCGCCAAGGCCAGCAAGGGTAATAGCAGCCGCTGCGCCGTAAGGATCGTACGTGTTGGCCGGGATTGGCGCTTGGTAATCCGTGCCAGCCACAGCGTTAACGAAGGCCGTTCCCGTGCTTTTGACCATACCGGCTGTTGCCGGCGCCGTTTGCACGTTACCAGAGGAGGGAGTAACGCCATTAACCTTTTGCACTGGTGCTGCTGCCGCCGCCTGTGCCGATGTCACGCCGCCAAGGCCAGCAAGGGTAATAGCAGCCGCTGCGCCGTAAGGATCGTACGTGTTGGCCGGGATAAGGTTTTGTTTGGCGTTTAGCGCATTCTGAAGGTCAGCTTGATTCGAGAGCGTGCCTGTAATCGCGCCCCATGTGCCGCCCGTGCTGCACGCCGCGCCGGCGTCCTCGAGGTTTCCATTTGCGTCCCACTTAACGCAATCGTTAGTCGCTATCGCTCCGGTTGCACTTGCAACCTTCGGGCTATTGCCGGTAAACGATAGGTTGTTTTGTTTGCCGGCTAAAGCCGTTGCTAAATCCGTCTGGTTTGCTAACGTGCCGTCAATATTGCCCCATGTCGGCGCCGGTCCTGGTGGCCCTTGCGGTCCCTGTGGTCCTTGCGGGCCGGTTGCGCCAGATGCGCCCGTGGCGCCTGTTCCGCCAGTAGGGCCGGCTGGCCCCTGTGGCCCCTGTGGGCCGGTTGCGCCGGTCGGGCCGGTTGCGCCGGTCGGGCCGGTCGCTCCAGTAGGGCCCGGAGGTCCGACCGGGCCGGTCGCACCAACTGGCCCTTGCGGTCCCTGCGGGCCGGTCTGCACCAGCGCCAATGGCGCAAGGTCCGGCTGATAGATGTCAAAATTACAGGTCGCGCCAGTACACCATGACGGTTGAACCTGTACGCACTGGTAGCCGCCGCCCCCCTGATACTTTGAGCCCAGAATCACCTGCCCCTGGGTATTCGCCACCCAGACGCGATAGCAGATATTCGCCGGATTCGTTTGGCTAGTGTCCGCGATCGTCAGCGAGAAAGCCCCGTTTGTCACAGCTGCCGAGACAGCCAGGAGAGTCCTCTGGCCTCTGCCCGTTAGTTGATAATCGATCGGCGTTCCACTTGCCGAACAGGGCTGGAAATAGATAGTCCCGGTGACGGTATTCCCGGCCGAATCAGCCAAGTTACTCGCGGTCACTGTGACATTCTGCGCGCTGGCGCAAGCTGCAAGAGCGAGCAAAAGGCTCGCGAAAGAAAAGAGTCTACGCATTGTTAACCAATCACCTCAAGCACGCGATCCTGCGACTCGCTGATCTCCGCACGAATGTTGCGATCCGGCACGACGATGCAGCCTTCAGAGGCTGAGTCATCATGCAGTGCGTTGTCGCCGTGGATATAGAAGCCACCGCGTCCGTGCATCTCATTTGTCGGAGCCGGAATCAGCGGCATGGACACAGGGCCCAGATGTGGATGGTCGATGGCCGGATCGATGCGATACGTGCCCTGTGGCAGTGGACCGATCATGAACACGTCCTGCATTGCCGGATTATTTAGGCCGCGGTCGTGTCCGGAGTAGCAGTTATCTGTGATGGGCTGGCCATCATGCGAGAGCGCGTGCTTCGATTGCGAGTAAGTCCACATGGGTTATTCGGAGCCGTTGATTTCGAGCGCCTGAAGGATTAAGAGAATATTCCGCCCATCCACGTTGTTACAGGTCTGTATCCGGTACGTGTGCGACCCAAAGAGTACGCGCATGCCGGGCGAAATGGTCGCGTTTTGGGGCCAGCGCATTGTGATCACATGCGTTACCTGCGACGTGAGGGCGCCCGCCTGATATAGCTCGCGCTGAGTTGCGGTTGCGATATTCGCATTGACGGTTAAGATCGTCGCCCAGGTTTGCGCCGGCTGCCCGTAGCTGTCCGGTGTCGTGGATAACTGCTGAATTTGGATCTGGTGACGCAGGTCGGACGGGTTAATCGCGGGCCAGCCGGGGACGCGCATCAGAATTTCCAGAGCTTATTGTTTTGGAACGCGCTGCGCACGCTGAACGGCATTTCAGCGATGAACCGCACAGCGGTAAATGGCAGGCGGTTTTCGTACCATTCGCCGATCAGGAGCAGCATGCCGTTTTTGATGACCGCGGGGACTTGCGCCGGGAGGAATCCGGCCGTGAACTTAATCTGCACAGCGCTCGTCGGCCAGAGCGTGGCCGTGGGCCACTGGGTCCCATATGCAGGCCAGATTTCGCCCGGGTGCTTGTTGGTGTCTACGATGTAGTCCGTGCCGCTGTTGAGAGTGTTAACGGTGCCGTCCGAGGTCCGGTAAGTGAAGCTATCGACGCTAATCAGTGGATCGAGAAGGCCGATATTAGGGCCATCAAAGTAAAAACCGTACGGCCGATCGTTGTACTGCGGAGGCGTCAAGCCAAACGATGTCCAGTAACTCTCGCACGGGAAGCGATCAAGCACCAGCAGAAACTGCTTTTTCGCTAACTCGCGCCCGTTTTCCTTCTCGGCTTCGAGGCGCGCAGCGGTGATTAGCTGCTGCAGGTTCGCCGTGCCGGTCCCGCTGTCGAGGTTGAGTTGCTGCTCAACGTCAGAGATGAGCAGCGGCTCATCGGTGGGTTGCGCGTCCTGGACTATCGTTAGGTTCATTTCGCCTTACGGGTTTCGGCTTTGGGGAGTGCGGCGGTTTGCGGCTGCTCAGGAACCGGGATTGCGTGCCCCGATTCGAGAAGATGCTTTTCATCCGGGTGATCGTCCAGCACTTGTCCCGGATAGTGGGCGTAATCGTTGCCCTTCTGGACGTGTCGCGCGATTTTGATTTTCATGCGGGAAAAAGCGGGGCTGGAGTTGCCAGCCCCTTTCGCGGAGGGAGAAACTAGGTCGCGGAATTGGCGAAGTACTTGATTGGATGCGTGCCGGCATCCTGAAGGTTGGAATCGGAGCGCGAGAATGCGGCGAAGCCAATCTGGCCGTAGTCCATGTACTTTTCGCCGAAGCGCACCAGCATCAGATCCATCACGTCGCGGATCAAGAAGCGGGTGAAGTCGCCGAACAGCGCCGACTTGGCGTTTGCCGCCATCGTGGGCATGTCGTTGTTGATGACAACGGGATAGCCGAGGATGGTATAGGTTGCCTTGCCGGGCTCGCCAGCCTTCACCTCGTTATTGATGCCGATGAACGAGGAATTGAGCAGCGGGCGGCCGTTGCCGTCGAGCATTTGCTCGGTGACAGCCGCAGTCGAATCGTGCAACATGAACTGTGCGCCCGCACGATAGGCCGGATCAACCGAGTGAGTCAGGTTCACAATGTCGTTGTAAACCCACTTCGCGGTTTCGCCGGTCGCGCCAGTCACTCCGAGCGCGGCAGCGGTGAGAACGCCCGTGGGCTGAGAGGCGCCAGTGCCGGCCGTGAAATAGGTGTTCTGGGAGCGGCCGAGACGGGTGCCGAGTGCCTGCGCAACGAATGCCTGCACATCAAAAGCCGAATCCTGGATGAGTTCGATTGGCACGAGGACGAGGCCAGAGGTGAACTTGTACGCGCCCAGCGTGATGTGGCTGAACGACATTTCCGTGCTGGCTTGCTGGATCTGCGTGTTTTCCGCGACGAGCGAACCCGTGTTGTACGTGTCGTTCAAGCTCGGCCAGGGGAGCTGATTGCCGGTAGCCGTGCGGATGATGCGCGCCTTACTGGTGCGTATTCCGCCGAACCACTTCATTGCGACTTCCAGTTCGGCCAGGAAGCCTTGCGGGACGGTATAAGCGCCGGCCGTTCCTGTCACATCGGACAGCGGAGAGGCAGCACGGAAATGCAACTGATCCTTGCCCAGTCCGACCGTCTCGCGGCCCAGGGCGGAGCGCTGCTCGTCTGTCAGCGTGCTAGCGCCGTTCCGCAGAAACTTGTCCATCGCCACTTCGCGGAGATCGCTGCCAGTGGCCCGCGTAGCGGTAGCCGCAGGAGCCAGCGGTCCAACGGACTTGTCAAGCTCCGCGTTAAATTCGGACGACTGGCGCGAACGCTCAATGGTTTCTCCGAGCGCCTTCACGTCGGACATGATGGCGTCGTATTTGGTTTGCTCCTCCGGGGTCAGAGCGCGCGTTTCCTGCTCTGCCTTGAGTACGAGGCCGCGGGCTTCCTCAAAAATCTTGGCCCGCTTTTCGAGTAATTGCTTCATGAGTTCTCCTTTAGAGGACTGAGTAGTAAGCAAGCTCCAACTTGCGGCGAAGTAGTCCAAGGTCTACCCCGCCGCCGTTGTTGGCGGGCGGGGCCAGTTGGCCCGCCGTGGTTTGTCGCTCGCTCGTATCTGGCCTGTCGGCCAGAATCTCTTCTGCGCTGCGTAATTGCAGGCTGGTCTCGCTGTATGCGGGTTGCGATACCACCGATACGCGAGACACTAAAATGCTTGTCAATGTCCGGACGGTTTCGCCGTCTTTCTCGGACCAGGACTGACCGCCAGGGAGCACGCGAAACGCGAACGAACCCTGCGAGATGTCGCCGCGATCCACGGAGACCATCAGATCTCGCGCCCATTGCGTATCGGGCGGGATCACGTCCATGCGCACGCCGCGCTCATCCTCCGTGATGGACAACGTGCCGTTGCTCTGACTGCCGAGTATGTATTTCGAGTCATGGTCAAAGTCGGCCTTTGTGTCATCGGCCCACTGGATTGCACCAGGCTTGATAAGTTCGCGGAACCCGCCGAGGTTTTCGCTGAGCGAGTTAAAAACAATCGGGTAGCCGGAAATCTTGCGCTGATCGCCTTCCGCGCGCACTTCGGGCTTAAATTGTCTTATCTCAACCTTCATCTATGGATCACCTCGGAATAAATTCGCTGAACCGTGCCGATTGGATCGGTGATGTAGTCACGCTCAGGAACGCGAATTACGCGCCACCGTCGCGCCTGTAACTCCCGATCCTTGCGCGCATCCTTCTCCGCTATACCGGGGAGGGAATGCCAATACTCTCCGTCAAACTCGATAACCGTCTTGTAGAGCGGGACAATGCCATCTGGACACCAGCGACCAACGCGCTCATTGCGGAAAACAACCAGTCCCATGCGCTCAAGCGCATCAAGGAATGCGGTCTCCGCCTTGCTAACCTTTTCCTGGTGCGCGGCAGTGTATGAGCCGAGGCACGTGCGACTGCAGAACCTACCGCGCCCTTCCTTAATTGCGCAGGTATGGACCTCAAAGCGCATCCCGCAGAATTCGCACTCTCGCTCAGTTCGTTTCCTGCGCTTCTGCGCTACATGCTGGCTGCGCCATACGATCATGCAAGGCTGAGAGCAGAACCGCGCCGCTCGTCGAGAGGGCGGCAGTGCGATCACCTTGCTGCATACTTCGCACTTGCATTCAATCTTTGGCTTAGATTTGCCATTGATTCCGGCCGAATACCAGCAATCCGGCGAGCAATACTTTGCCCTCTTTGCGAGGCTTGGGGCGGCCAGCTTTACCTTGCCGCAGCGAACACAGGCATAACTACTCATCTTCACCCTGGCTGCTTACTTGTTGGGTTCCTCTGCGGGCTTCTGCTGCGGCTCTGCGGGATTCTGCGGCTGCGCTGGTGCCGGCTGGGGCTTCGGCTCCTGGCCGAGCACTACATACTGCTGCTGCACGGTCAGCTCATTCGCTGCGGGGTTGTCGTCCGGGTCGAGGTCGAGCCTGACGCGCGCTTCGTTGCGCTTCATAATGCCGCCGCCCGTGAGCGTGTTGTACGCTTGCGCCTGACTCAAGAGATCGCCGCGTGACAGCTCGGTGAGATCGTGGCGACAGGTTAACTCGTCCTGCGAACCCAGAACCGTGATGTTGATTTTCTGCTCGATCCTCGTACACCACGGGCGAATGGAGTACTTGATAAACCGGATGTCGGCCTGCTCTGCGCTGGCGTAAGTTTCCGGCTTGCTTAATGCGTCATGCAGCATCCCGAGAGGGACGTTAAATATCCGCGCGATTTCGGCAAGCTGGAATGAGCGACCCTCTAGGAACTGCGCATCCTTCGGGTTGATCGAGAACGTCTTGAGGTCCATCCCGCCGTGCAGGATGGCGACTTCGCCGCTATGCTCGAGCCCGCCGTAGTTCTTTTTCCATTCCCGCTTGATCTGCTCCGGGTCTTTGACTGTTACGCCCTGCGGAGCGACTAACGCGACTCGCGGGATTGCGCCATTTGAGAACGTCCGGCCGCCGTGCTCCTCGTACGCCTGTCCGAGCGCCACAGCATTGCGGCACATCGTAATCGGCGAGTAGCCCACAACGCCATCCCATCCCATTCCGGGGATGTGTAGCATTTGGTCAGGGCCGTAGATGCCGGCAGGAACCGGCACCGCAAATGGATAGAGCGGCGTGTAGCGATACTCGAGCTTGAGAGTCTGCGGATTCCGCAGCACAATCATCCAGTCCGGACGAAGGGGGTAGATTTGCTTGATGCGCCCGCGGCCGTCGAGGTCGAGATAGTTGTAGCTGTTCCCCCATCCGAGAAGCGATTGCATGGCGAACTCGCGCCATTGCATCGAGGACATCTCCTCGTTGGGCTGCTCGCGCAGCATGCGATAGCGGTAGTCGTCAATGGCGAGCTTCTTGACCAGGCCATCCGGTGTTACGTTGCGGAATGTGAGCAGCGGCAGGCTGCCCACGCCTTCACAGAGAATCTTGAAGCACGCCCATACTGCCGTATATGTGAGTGCTGTATTCGGGTTGACGGAGCGCCCCGTATACGTGGGGCTGCCGAACGTCAGCGCCTCATACGCGCCCGTACCAGGGACCGCGCTCGATATGCTCTCGCTGCGCTTCTGGACGGGAGGCAGGGCGTGTCCCGCCTGCTGGATGAGCGTGCCTAGAGTTTCGATCACAGGATTCCTGCTTCTACGGTTTGCGTCACAATCGGCGCCCGATTCAGCGCCGTGACAATGGCGCTAATGCCGTCTATGCGCTTCGTTGATGTCATTCGTTCTGGCTTATCCGGCATCACTTCGTCTGTGCGATTCCGTGCGAGCGTCAGACAGCGAGCGTTCCAGTTGAGCACGGGGTTATTGCCGTGCCGAATCTTGCCGTCCAGATACGCGCCGAGCAGCCATTTCACTGGCTGATTTAACTGCGTGAACCGCTGCGTCACTTCGACCATCTGAATACCCAGATCCTGCAGCTGCATCGCAGTTGGCCGGAAGTTATGCGGGTCGTAGCAGCATTCCCGCAGGTCGAACATTTCGGAGGCCCACTGGACGCGAGATTTCAGCCCTTCGTAATCGTGAGCGTTGCCCGGACAGGTCTCGATAAATCCGCGCCGCTTCCATTCGGTGTACGGCACCTTGTCGCGCCGCTCGCGCTTTTTGAGCGTTTCCTCGGGCATCCAAAAGAACGAGAGGACGGTCCATATCTCGTCATCCTCTGGCGGGAACACCAAGCCCAGCGAAGTTAAGTCTGTCGTGTATGAGGCATCGACGCCGCCAATACACATGCGATCCGCGAGGCCCCACTTAGAAACTAGATATTCAATGTCGTATTGCGGCCAGGTGTTGAGATCCACGCCGCCTGAGCCGAGGCCCATCCAGGCACCCATCTCGATAACACGGTCATCCTTCTCGCCCCACACGTTCAGGTGATACCTGAGATAGTCCGCCTTTGCCTGTGGGTCGTTCTGCGCTTTAACGCAGAGGTCGTGAAGTACCGAATCTTTGAGGTATCCGCCGTTATCTTCGTGGCTCGGGTTCGCTGCTGTTCGTGCTTCGCGCGATTTCCAGTAATCCGGCTCTTTCTCGATTCGCCGCGGATCAGCGCCCCAGATGCGCCCATAGAACCGCCTATCCGTGAGCACGCCTTCTGCGATCTGTCGTGCGTATTCATGGCGCCGCCAGCACAGCGGGGACTCGTCCACTTCGCCGGCCGTCGTGATGTCGATTACCAGCGGCTCTTTGCGGGTGATTGTGCCGCGCTCAAGAATTTCGTTTAACTCAAGGGCCTTACGTGTGCGCCAGCGGTGCAGCTCGTCGCGCACCACAAAGGACGGGTTGATGCCGTCGTGAATGTCGCCGTCTGCTGAGATCGCGGCGTAAAAGCTGCTCGGGTCGTCGCGTCGGACAATCCGCTTCGTGCTCGGAAGCACGCGCAACTTCTGCGAGAGCATCGGCGAAGCGTTCACCATCTGGGACGCCGCCCTGAACACGATGGCCGCCTGATCCTTCGCCGTGGCCGCGCTATAAACTTCCGTGCCGGTGGTTTTCGTGGACGCCAGGCAAGAGACTACGAGGCCCGCGCAGAGGGTCGTCTTGGTGTTCTTCTTTGCGACCTCTAAATAGACATCCCGATACTGCCTGAGCCCATCCTCATCCAGCGTTCCGAATACGTCTCGCAGTACTTGCCGCGTCCACGGCATCAGTGCAAACTTCTGCCCGGCAAAGTCGCCAGTAAGAGTTAAGTGCCGCTCAAAAAATAGGCAGACTTCGCACGCGCGACAGAGGATGCGGCCGTCGCGCAAAGGCTTGGACCATAAAACGCGCTCGCCGCAGAAAGAACATTCTTCCGCATTCACGGATCACGCAAACATGGCATCGTCGAGCGGGTCTGACTGCCGATTCTCGGGGACACTTAATTTCGATCTACTTGCCGGCGTCAAGCCAAACTCGGTGCAGAATGCCCGCCACTGACTCCAGCCCTTCTTGCTTGCAGCCATGAGCATAGAGAGGTGGTAATAATCGTTTCGCTCCGCTGTGCCGGCCCGGATCAACTCTTGGAGCTTTTCAATCGCGTCGTCTGCCGCCCTGCCCTGCGCTACACCGCGGCAGGCAGCCTCCAGCGCCGTTCCGTCGATCTTCGCGAGCAGGCCGAGACGGTCAAGCTCTGGCGCGATCCCATCCCACACAGCTTGCGCTGCCGGAGGCATCTTGTGAGCTACGGGGATGCCGAGCGCCGGCTCTGGCTCGGGCTTGATTTTGCGTTTCCCGCGATTGCCTTCAATCAGTTTGAGCTTGGTCGGCTTGCGGGGTCTTCCACCTGGCATTTTGTGTCCGTTACACCACTAATGGATTTTGCGGATGTTTGCGTGTGACCTCGTCGGGGTCTACGGGAGGCACTCCCAGGGATTTTTCCCACCCCCGCCACCATCCTGATTCTAAAGGGGCTACTCACCCCGCAAAGTCTTCGCCGCATGACACGCGCCGTGACATAGTTGCCAGTTCGAGACGTCCCAAAAGATCGCCCGATCTCCACGATGCGGAACCTTGTGGTCCACGTGGATATCGCTCGTATCCACCAGTGGCTTTCCGCACTCCGCACAGCTCCAGCGTCCCTCTGCGAACTCAGCCGCGATGAACTGCAGCCGCGCTTTCTGCCAGTGCCGGTTGTATCCACGTTCAGCCGCCGTCTTTCGCGCTCTAACCGTGGGCGCAGATCGCCGCGGGAGTGTCGCCACTACGCGATACTCTTTAGCCATGCAACAATCTCAACCGCCCACCCCACCACGGCATAACCCGCAAGCCCCAGCGCCACGCTTGCGACAGGGATAGCGGCAAGGATGAGGAGGAGTCTTAGTGCCCAGGCCAATGCGCCACCAACTGCACCGCGTAACCGATAAGCGCACCGACGACCAATAAGCCGCCGCGAATGGTCCAGTTTTGTTTTTCCACTGCCTTGACGCGCTTTTCGAGATCATCCACGCGCGCAGCATCCGCTTTGCTCGCTAGGCCCGTCTCGAACCTGTCAAACCGCTCAATGAGTCCCTTGACAAGCACTCTCAGCTCGATCAAAACGTCGTGGTCGTTCGGTTCGCTCATTTGGACCGCTCTGCCGCAAGATTCGCGAAATGAGATTCCATCATGCAGTTAAATGCCGCGGCTGCTAACTGATGAATGAGCGTTCCGAAGTGGTCGTGCTTCTCGCCGCGCAAATAGGCGTTGAAATGCTCATGCGCGTGCTTGCCGATCTCTTCAGGCTTTGTGCGCTCCATATCGCCGCGGGAGTGGTCGCCCTTCCTGGCGCGCGCCTCAAACGAGTTATCGCCGTACTTGTCGAAGCCGTACTTTCCGATCTCGTCCATTGCTTGAAGAAAGGCAGGGATAAGCGTGCGGTAACTAACCGGCTCATCGATGACCATCTGCGGATGCGCCTGGGGATACCGCAGTTCCGGCCCCATCTGCTCGGTCTGCGCGCGCTTCTCGGAAGCTTTTAGCTTTGCTAGGGATTCAGTTAGCGTTCCGGTCATTTACTCTTTTCGCTATCCTTGCGCTTGCGGGGTCGCTTATTCTCAATGTCTGCCGGATTCGGCGCCGGATCGGGAATAACCTGGAAGTCCTCGGGCGTGCAGGCTGCCGCTCGCTCCTCTAGCCGGTCCTGAACCTCGACGAAGTTAAACGGCATTGAAGCTGGAGTGACGCGCCGATTCGAACGGCCATGAAGCTGCGCAGGGGTTCCGCCTGGTCTAGCAGCCACCTCACGGTTTAAGCGCGTAACCCACCGCGCTGACGCCACGTGTTTAGCGGCTCACACCGGGCAGGGAGCGCCGCTAGGCTCCAATTTGCCGCCCCGTTAGGAGGGGCTCGACTCGGATTTACGGACCCGCTTGAGGTGCCTGCTTCGCCCGCGCGGTGATGCCGCGGCTTACGGGCAAACTCTAAGCTGCTCTGGCTATATCCGGTATCGCGTAAGTGGCCGTCGAAATCAGGCCCTCACCCGCATTCCACAGATACGCCTCAGAGCTGCGAATATTTCCGGTAAATCCGTGCGATGCGTGCCAGTAATCCGTCCCCGCCAGCGACGGCAAGATACGGACGCGAACACCGTGAAACTCCTCTGTCTTGGTGGTGTGCCTATGTGCCGTGTGCGCTTCGCGAAAGATCGTAGCGCCCCACATAGCCGGCTGCTCTGTCGCCATCAAGAGTGGAAAGTCTTGCCGCTTGCCCTTGTCTCCATGCGTCCACATGAGCATTACGCGCCCATGCTGCATGTACTTGCGAGGCGTCGGCAGGTTGTCGATCGTGACGTCGGAGGCTTGGTGAAACCAGCACTCGAGCGAATCGCCCAACTGCCACGCCGTCTGTTCGTCGTGGTTGCCTGGGACAACCTTAACCAGCACTGGGGCAATCGTCCGGAGCTTTGAAATCTCCGATGCGATCAATTCCCGAACGCGCCGAAAAACCTTGTGATACCGGCTGTCTGTATCTACCTGCGTTCCTCTGGTCGTCGTGCCGGCTCGGTTATCCGTGTGGAACAGATCATTTCCGAGCACGAGAATAATCTTGTCCAGCGAGAAATGCGACACGCGCGACAACAGAGCCGCTATCGCATCCGTGTAGCACTTGCCGGCGATGTCGAGGTCGTAATCGCTGTAGCCCGTCTCGACGCCCCAGGCCAACTTCCCGAAATGAGCATCGTAATTGCTCAACTCCAGGATGTTGCCCGTTGGTGTATGCGGCCGGATGATCGGCGGCAGAACCGGGGCGGCCAGCTTTGCGGCAGCCTTGAGAGATGCGATCTCGTCAATCGCCGCGGCAATGTTCGGGCGTTTCTTAAACCAGGCCTTAACCTGGAACAGCGGCTCAATTCTCAGCCCTTCGTCATATTTCGCGCCGACTTCCCACTTGTTGCAAACAAACCGCTCGACTTCCCAGATGCGCGTATCGACTTCGCAATGCTCAATCAGTTGCTCAAGCGTCTTGATGCGCGTGGCATCGAGCGAAATTGTCCAGCTATCGCCCTTCTGCTCGTGCTGCTCTTTCTCTTTAGGCTCACTGGTGGCGGGATCAGCATTCTTGCCGCGAACCTTGTAGCCACACGCAACGGAGCACGCCTTTTGCCGCTCGGGAAACGTCTGCAGCGTATTGCAGCCCGGACAAATCCGCGTGCTCTGCTTAAACCCTGCAGCGTTTTTTCTCATTCAAGGCCAGCAAACGTCTTGTGCTCGCACCGCTTAAACCGCCCGCGCTCATCCCGTGCCGGCAATCGCTCCGTTGCGTCGTTGTAGCCGAGGAGATAGGCCACGCGGAGGGCAAATGCAACTGCTACGATGCCGATGAGCCAGAGGGCGAGGGTCATTTAGCGTGTGCCGGTCTCTCCCGGCAGTCACCGATAATCGTCCTACGGTCGGACTTCCCGCCTGATCCGCTGTTTCCAGCCCTGGATTCAGCCCGGAACTGCTCAAGCGGGAACGTGGAATTCTTTAGGGGTTGCCGTTCCGTTTGGCCGCGAGCTCGGCAAGGAACTTGGTGCGCGCCGGGCAGTCGTCAGAACCGCGCACTATCACGGTCTTGGGTAACGCTTGCCGCGTCAGGCTGTCAGCACCGGGTAACCGCTTTGTCCGGGCACGATAGGCAATGTCAATCTTTTGGTCCTCGCCCATCCGACGAACAAACGACAGCGCGACATCGCAATCCGAGAAAGTCATGCTGCCCTCTGCAGGACAGAGAGGGGGACTGCCCGGAACGCAGCACGCACAAACAGATCGGCGCTGCTGCCGGTTCTGGGCAGCCAGTTGTGTTGCCAGACCGTATGGCCGGAGCGTAGATGCTCCTCGTGCACATACTTCGTCCCGCCGCGGAACGTGTCCGGCAGGGAGCTTGCCCCGTCTGCCTGGCGGTAGTGCGCCTCGGTGATGAGGTTGCGTCGATTTCTTACGACGCTGACTCTTCCGTGCTGCAGTAAATTCTCAATCTGCGTCAGCGTGTGATGGCGCATCGGCTCACCATCTGCCGCGAAGGTGCGAATCAGGACTTGGGCCAAGTTGTTATGGGGACAAAGGGAAAGAGGTGCGCTACTTGCCGCGAGAAGACACACGGGTTCTCGCGAATGAACTGCGGGGCGGCCTATGTTTAGAGAGCCACCGTTCGGCTCTGGCAGGTCACTCACTACTGCTTGTGTGAGGTTTCCCTATCCACACCAAATGTAGCATGGATCAAAAAACTTGTCAAGTGTCAATAGCCCTTTGGTCATGGTACGCCTACTTGACTTTCGCCTAGTATTCGTAGTACTTTAGCAGTGCAGGGGTATTCCTACTCTGCGGCTCACCCAGTAGATTCCCTGCAGTTCGGGGCGGTTGGTTCACAGGACACCTTTTCCGAATCAAAACAACGGCCTGTTGCGGTAAACGGTTAGAGCATAGGCACTCATAAGAGCAAGCGCAGCGAAACCCGGTGCAACGGGCAGGTAGTAGATCCTGCAATCAGCGGCGACGTCCCGGTCCATGTGGTGCGAAAAATACTAAGCTGACGCGGAAGTCTTAAGAACCGAATATCTACTGGCTAAGAAAGCAGACAATGCCCAGTACCACATGGGATGCCGCTGGTGTGTCTATACGGTCCCCGCCGTTCATCGGGTCTGCCCCCCCCACTCCCCGTTTTCCACAGGAAAGATACGTGACCCTCTTGCTACTACTGCGCTGTAGTGATACTCTTAGATCAGGATATGACATACTTCCACGGCAGCAAAAACGGCGAATTGAATCTGGAAAACGGGTCGGCCAATTTCGGCGGGGCGCTGTTTGTGACCAAGAGTCACAATACTGCCGAGGATTACGCTGTGAGCGGCCAGATTTACACCGTAGAAGTTAACGACGACCTCCGCATCCTCAACACTGGCGACCGCGAACAGGTCGCCGAGTTTTTCGAGCGCTACTGGAAAGACTTTGGCGACACCTATCAGTGCGTAACGCCCGAGGAAGTCATGGAGCAGTTTTGCGATTGCGACCTCAACGCAAACAGCGTGTGGGATAACCCGGAAGCGCAAGAGATCGCGTGCGATTGCGGCTTTGATGCGATCCAGGGCCACGACGGAGACATTCTGGCGATCCTGCGGCCCTCCGAGACGGTTATAGCGGTCGCGCGGGCGTAGTCATGACTCACACCGAAATCCTCCACGCCCTCAAGCTCGCCACAGCCGAACAGCTCGCCGCCGAGCTCTCCAGCCGGCGCAAGTCCAAGCACGGAGGGCGTAAGCCCTCCTGCGGGCACACCGCCCCAGACTCTGCCTGTCCGCTCTGCCAGCATCGGACGCGCGTGGCAGAGTGGCGGCAGAAGCGCGCGGGAGCGGGTTAGGGCTTCGTGGTCGCGTCGATCGCGGCAAGAGCCCGACTCTTCCAGCAATTGCAATCAACGATTTTGGTTGCAGCCTCCACGATGTCACAATCCAGGCTATGAGGGGCTAGCCAAATTCTCTTCCGTGCCTTGTGCAGCGCCGCCCGCAGCCGTGCGTTCTCGTCCCGTAATGCGTCAATCTTCCACGTGTACCCGCACACGTCGAGTTCTTCCCGCAGCCGTGCGTTTTCGGCTTCGAGCGCCTGGATCTTCTCCGCCTGGTCCCACACCGGCCCTTCATCCGCAGCCCATTCAGCGATGAGCTTGCGTCGTTCGTTGGTTATGCTCATTTCCCCTTCCTCCTCCACTCTGCCTGTCGCTTTCGTGGCTTCTCGCGCCGGGCTAATTTGTGCAGCCTTTGTGCAGATTCTCTCGCGAAACTGCACAGAGGGACACCAAGCCATACCCCGTAACTTGTTGCTACGTCTTGCCATCCGTAATTTTACTTGGATTTAGGTTCCAGCGAGGGCAACCTCATCTCGGTTCAAGTCCGAGCTTCCGCACCAACAACTTAGCCACTATTCATTATCCCCTGTTTTGAGATTTTGTGCAGTACTTTGTGTAGATTCTCGGCGGAATTCCTCAGCCCTGCGTCCTGCATCTTTCACGTCCTGCGTGTCCACGATGTTGTACCGCTCGAACATGGATCGGGTCTTGTGGCCCGTGATCTTCATAATCACCGATTCAGGCACGCCGGCACGTCGGAGATTCCGGGCGGCCGTTCGCCTCAGATCGTGAAACAGAAGGCCGGCGACTCCAGCCCGATCACAAGCCGCCTTCCAGGATGCGCGGAAATCTTTGATCTGCTTCGATCCGCGCGCAAACAGGAATTCGCTCTCATGCGGCTCTTGCGCGTCGAGGTATTCGGCCATGTCGCCATAAATCGGAACGGCAATCGGAACAGGCTTGCGGTTCTTCGTTTTTAGTCCCTCCAGCCACACAACGCCCTCTTTCCGGTCTACCTGCCGCTTCCTGATAGCGAGGAGTGCACCCCGCCGCAGGCCGACGTGATAGCCGAACACAAACAAGAGTTTTAATTCGCCCGGCAGTTCGGCCAGTAAAAGCCGGTACGACGACTCCGGGAGAAATCCCGTGCGAACGTTGCCGCTCTCGTCAAGTTTTGGGATATGCGGGACGCGCCCAACCATCGGCGGATCGTGACGATAGCCGAGCTTGAAACCGCGCCGAATCAATGACAGCTCGCGATTTACGGTTGAATTCGATGCTGCGCGCAATCGGTTCTTGATGTAGTTCTGAATGTGCGTGGTTGAGAACCGGTTGGCCTGGATGCTTCCGATCGCCGGGATCAGGTGTGCCTTTACCCGTAACGCCTCGATGTACGTGTTCTTCTCCCGCGCTTCGTAATCCTCAAGCACGAGCATCAGCAAGTCTTTGACCTTGACCCGATCAGGTGCGATGATTTCGCCACTGGCCGATCGCCCGAGTTTGCGCTGGAGGTAAGCCAGCGCTTCGTCCCGATCTTGCGTCTTGGCCGATTCGCGGTAGGTTTGCCCGTGGATGGAGTAGCACACGTGCCACCACTTGCCACGCTGAAAAATGCTTCCCTGCCCGCGAATCTGCCTGCGCTTTGCCATCAAGCTACCCGTTTATGCTCCTGTATCCACTGGTCAAGATCGGGCTTGTCGAAGCGCCATTTCTTGTCAGCGCGGACAGCCGGAACTTGGCCCATGGTCGCCTTGTAGCGTAACGCATCGGGAGTCATACCCAGATAGGCTGCTGCCTGGTCGAGCGACAGGAGACGGGGCGCGACACGCCCCATGTCTACGATTTCAGCCGCTACTGCCTTGGCTAGCGACTTCACAAACGTTTCGTCAAACATTACCGTCGCACCTGCTTTTCGTAATCCTTTTCGTTCTTCACGCCGCTCTCCCTCTCTCCCATTCCGCTCTCTCCTCCCTCCGCTCTCTTTCTCGTCGCATCTTCGCGCCACACGCATGGCCGCAGCTTTTCTGCCGGTAGTCCTTCTGCGAAAAAAACACCCCGCATACCGGGCACGGCATCCGCTTTAGCTTTTTGTTTTTGCGCCGCCGCAGAGCACGAACCTGCTCCCGCCTCGGTAGGTCGAGGAAATACATCACAGCCGCCTGGTACGTGGCGTAACTCTCCGCTCGCAGGATGTCGTCGTGCGGATTGCCGTAAGCATCGAGCACGACTATCCCCCAGTGGTCGATTGCCTCGTAGCCGTCGATGCGGTGATAGCCCTGGTGCCGCGCGGCACGTAGCCGGTATTGCATGGCGGGCAGGGTCATGCAACCTCCAGCACGCATGCGGTATTGGACCTGGCGCAGGGTGGTGGTCATGCGACACCGCTTTCTTGCAGCCGTAAAATCGCGTCCACCGCTTGAATGCGTTCCCCGATCCAGCGCATTACCGGAACCGCCATGCTGTTGCCCAGTGCCTTGTAGCGTGGGCCGTCTGCTGCTGGTTTGCCGCGATAAGGGATCAGTGTGTAGTCGTCAGGAAATCCCTGAAGGCGTTCGCACTCGCGGGGAGTGAGGCGACGGACGCCGGAATGTGCGACATAGCTTCGCGAACTCCCGCCGCTTGCCGCCCGAATGCTGGCAAGGTCGGAGATTTCGGCCTGTGATCCGTCCTCTCGGCCGCGAAGGTTGAATGCGACAGCAGGATGATTCCCGCCACCTCCGTCCATTGAGCGCAGCGTCGGGAATCCGTCCATACACGCATCCCGCCCGTTGTCATTGGCATAGAAGCCAATCGGCACCAACGGAATCCCTCGCCCCGTGCCATCCTCAGAGGCATCGAACCCTTCGCCCCGGAGTGCATGGGCAATGAACGTCTCGCTCTCGGCGCCAATCCGGCCGGTCCCGCCTTTGGCGTTCAGGCAATTGGCTACGAAATTATCGGAGTCTGCTCTGTGGCTTGAATTAGCGCGGCCTCTAAGGCAGTTGGCAGTTGCTTCCCCCGCTTCTCGGCGCGGCGCAGGATACCCCTGCACGCTTTCGCGCTCAAAAAGTACCGCTGCGGCACTTCGCCAGTCTCCAAGACATCCGACAACGAAGACGCGACGGCGCCGCTGTGGAACTCGGAAATACTGAGCGTCAAGAACCCGGTAAGCGAACCCATACCCGCATTCCCCCAGCCCTCCGAGAAAGGTTCCAAACGTCCGTCCGCCGTCAATCGACAGGACGCCGGGGACGTTCTCCCAAACGATCCAGCGGGGCCTGAAGCGATCAGCAAGTCTAAGGAATTCAAGCGTGAGGTTGCCACGCTCATCATCCAATCCCTTTCGGAGTCCTGCGACTGAGAACGCCTGGCAGGGCGTTCCTCCGACCAAAAGCTCAATTGGCTCTGCATTGTCTCGGGTGATGCGTGTAAAGTCGCCATGATTGGGAACGTTTGAGTAATGGTGTTTCAGTACAGCGCTTGGAAATTTGTCGATTTCTGCGAACCATGCCGGACGCCAGTTGAGCGGATGCCACGCGACGGTGGCCGCTTCAATTCCTGAACAGATAGAGCCGTACTTCATTTCGCCCTCCCCGCCCGGCTGTAAAATTCATTTCTTGCCACTTTCCCCGCGCTCTGTTGCGTCGGACCGCCCTCGGACGAGGAATTCCCTGTCCGAACGTTTTGGAGTGGATTTGTTTCGTTCCGTCTAAGCGTCATCTACGCAACCCCCTCAAATTCGCCCTGTAATGCCTTTTCATGCACGTAATCCCTTTCGTCCGTACTTTCAAAACGTGTAAACCCCTTGAAGTGATTAAGTTCTAAGTAACTTGGCGATTGCCCGAAGCGGTTCTTTCCGAGCTTCAGAAACGCCTTAATTGGCCCCTTGGAGAGCCGGTCTTGCGCGCGCGCCTCCGCTATGTCTTTGGCGTCGTGGTACAGCAACATCACGGCTGCCGCGTCTTCCTCGAGGGCGCCAGAGCCGCGGAGGTCGGTGATTTCGAGCTCGTCGCGCTTGTCCATCGAGTTCGTGCGGCTCACCTGCGAGACGACCAGCACGGGCACATTCAGTTCTCGTGCAACCTGCCCTTTCAGCGCCCTAGAAATCGCAGTGAACTTTTCGTACTCCTTGCGCTCACTGCCGTCGCTGCCCATGAGCTGCATATGGTCTATGCAGATCAGGTCTAGCGGTTGCCGTTCCTTCAGCCGGCGTACTTCGTCGATCAGGTACGTTGGGCTGACTGCCGGCCGCTGATGCACGAGCAGCGGAAGTTTTTTCACTTCCTCCGTGGTGCGTCTAAGTTTCCGCTCGAGCGTGTCGAGAAGCCTCATGTCCTGCCAGCTAATCTCCTGCGTCTTGCGCTTTTTCTGCAGGATTCGGAGTTGTGCCAGATCTACCCGCTCCTCGATTGAGACCATGCGGCGAAGCACGTCTTTCTGCGACATCTCGAGCGAGAACATCAGGACGCCATGCTTGAGTTGCAGAGCCTTCCAGATGAACCGCAGCGCAAGCGATGTTTTGCCAGAGCCGCGAGTCCCGCCGATGATGTAGACTTCCCCGTTCCGGAAGCCGCCCGAAAGATCATCGGTCAACTGGGCGTAAGGCGTCGGGATTCCGTCTTCCTCTGCCAAGTCCCAGAACCGCTCCATCCCCCCGGAGTGCTGGACGATGGAGGTCGGCCCTTCGACCCATTTGTCCTCCTCGGATGGCACAAGCGTGATGAATTTGAAATCGGGCGTGTACTCCTGGGCCGACGCCTTCACCAGTTCGCGAAGATCGTCAACCGTCCCGCCCGCGGCGAACCAGTCAGAAACATCGCCCTTTGCCGGCAGATTGGGAAGCTCGAGAATTTTGATGCTCTCGGCAATCCCGTACAGACTCGAAGCGACCTTGAGCACATGAGCCCGCCCCGGTTCGTCGTTGTCCGGAATGAGCAGGATCTTCCGGCCGGCGAAATAGCGGTTAAGTTCCGGCTTCCAGTTCCCCGCGCCCTCCGAGTTACAGCTCGCTACGATTCCGTGCCGCCCGAGGGTGAGTACATCTTTCTCGCCCTCGACCATCACCACGGTCTTCGTATTTGCGTCAGAAAGGGCCTTCAAATTGAACGGAACGCGCTCGATGGCACCGAGACTCCAGATCCATCCTCCGTTGCTTGTGGGCCGTCTCTGCGCGAAACGCTTCGGGTATTTGCGAACGACTTGATAAACGAGCTTCCCGTTTTCGTCCGTGTAGTCGTAGGTCGAGATGATGTCTCGGTCGCCGAAGTCCGGAACCGGCCGACCGAGTAGCTCGAAGACTGCTTTCTTTGCCGCGGGGAAATCGCAGGAGCTAATTTCCATCTCCAGCGCGAAAATGTCTCCACCGCGGCCACAGGCCGAGTGACAGAACCACTGGCCCGTGCTGACCTCTACGGCGAAGTTATCCCCGTCCCCGTTATGAACTGGGCACTTCGCTCTAACCTGCCGCGCGCCGCTGGCGAACCGCATACCGGAGACTCGGCTTTCGTAGTATGTCCGGATCTCCTGCGGAGTAAAGTCCGTCATGCTTTGCTCCCAAACAGGCCGTCAGCCCATTTCTGAAACTCAGCATTTGGGTTGTAGTTCTCGTACTTCGCCGCCCCCATCGGTGTTTTGTGTGCCGCGGGAATCGCACAGACGTTGGTGGTGGGCTCCTGCTCGTAGCGGTCTTTCGTGGGGGCCAGCCAGTTATCTAGCCCCTTGGCGAATTGGCCGTCGTCTTTCGTCCAGTCGGAGGACTGACACCACCGCTGATGCCGATCTGCTAACTCGCCGAGGTAGGCAATGGCTTTCTCGTTGCGGTGCGGCTTGTGGCGCAGAATCGCCCGGAGGTGCTTTTCGATTTGGCCGACGCCGATGTCCCGCCTCGCTGCCGGGTGATTGGCGTGAAGCCTCTTGGCGGTTTCCTTCAATGCCCCCTTGAGGGGGCTAGGGGGAGTAATTATATCTGTATCTGTATCTGTATCTGTATCTGGGCGTTCGGATGCGTTCGCCGCCGTTTCGTTTGCGTTCTCATCCGTTCGCGTGCGTTCGGATGCGTTCGTTTGCGTTCGTGTGCGTTCGCGCCACTGCTTTGCGCGTTCGGATGCGCCGTCCTCCCGCTTGGGTTGTCTTTTTGCCCAGCCGGTCAGGTACTCGCCGTCGAGTACGCGGCCCTGCATGGCGTCGATGATGGACCTCACCTCAGCCTCGGAAATGTCTAAGGCTGCTGCTACATCCTCATCGTTGAAGTTGTGCGTTCGTCCGCGTTCGTTTGCGTTCGCGGATGCGTTCACGAGTAGAAAGTTGTATACCGCGATAACAGTCGGTATCGTTTGTCCGGATCGTTTGGCGATAACACGCCATTTCGGATCAGTCGGCATATCGTGCCAGAGACGCAGCCAATCCACTTACGCTGCTACCTCCCGACCCTGCGTCTCTGTGAAATAGGTCGCCAAAGCGAATGCAGCCCAAAGATGGCTCTTGAGCCCGTACGTGATGCCTGGTTCCTTCTTGGTCCCCGGAGGTCCGTACTTATCAATCAGCGCTTGCCGGATGTTGGTATCCTTCGCGCGCGGAGATTGGCAGTGGTGAAGCTTGATGTCTCGGCGGTAGATGTAGCGGGCGAGTTCAGGCCGGCGCGATTCCCATGCTTCAGTGAATCGACCGATCCAGGTGCAAGTCTCGAAGACTTCGCGCCCTACTGCCATTCCGTAGCTCGCAATCATCTCGATTGCGAGAGCATCGGACTGCATGAGCGGGAAGCGGTTGCGCATTTCTCCTAGGAGGTCGTAATTGTCGATGACCTCTGCACGGAGAATAGAAAGTCCGGTCCAGACGATTAAGCCTGTCTTGTCTGGGCCGGGATCAATTGCGAGTATCTTCATTTCCGCTCCTCCTTCCATTCCTTCGTCCCGGTCGCAGGACAAGCATCCGGCCACCGCACGGGGAAATGACGGGGCAGGGTTCCGTCACTCTCGATCACCAGCACGAGGGAACAGCGCGAACAACGACCGCGGCGCTCTGTGGGGCTAGGCATGGGCGGCCTCCAGATCGAGGATGTATTCGTCGGAAAGCAATTCCGCCGCTTCACAGTTACAACTAATGCGCGCAATGCCCTCTTTGCACACCCGCTTTTCCTGCCGGATCAGTAGTTTGTAGCGGTACGGGTCGAACCCTTCTGGACATGGCGGAACTTCGCCAAACCCAACACCCGAAATAAGGCTGCCGCCACTCATTAGCGCCTTGCGGATCTGTTCGCGGATCGGCGCTTCCCGCCATAACTGCTCGTAGTCCGTACCGCTTTTGAATGCGCCGTACTTATCCTGAATCTGAATCCACCAAGTACGCTCCTCGCTAGAAACCTCATGCAGCATGTTGTGCGCGAGATCGGCTTCATCCTTCAAAAAACAGAGCGTGCAATTACCGAGATTTTCCGGGCAGTTGAGTGTGAAGGGCTGCTCCACCCAGAAACGCTTTACGTGCTGGTTAGTGATTCCCAGTTCCGCGAGCGGGGCGCGCGTAGTTTTGGCCTTCGTGTCGCGGACGCTCATCTTGGCTACGCGTCCGGGCTCGTCGGCCCGTAGCCCGATGAAGGTGGTGTATGCTTCATGCCCAAGATCCTCGGCGATTTTGTTTGCCACCTTTGCTTTCATGTAGGCGGTACAGAGACGCATCGCGCCGGACGGCCGGACTGGAGGCAGGCCCTTCTGCACCGCGCGAAATTCAGCCAAGGTTTCCAGGAACATCTCGAACGGCTTACCGTCACGCGAAGCAGTTGCAGCCGTGACGATCTCGTACCGAAACTCCGAAGGTGGCGCGCCATACGTCAGCGGCTTACGAAACTCGGCCCACTGGATCGGGAACCCCGCCGCCTCTAGCCGCTGAAGGAACAGGTATGCCTGTGAATGCTCACGCCCAGTGTTTCGAAAGCCCATATAGGCGTCAACCGGTCCGTGTTCGCGCAACAGGAACCCCATAAGCCCACTTGTCTTGCCGCCACTGATTCCCGCCATGACTGGATCATCCGAGCAGAGCGCCGATTCTTTGCCGCGAGTTACTGCTCGCAGCCAATCGGGATAGACCATCTGGTGCTCTTTCATCGCTCCCTCCCCGCTCGCGCCTCACGCTCGCGCCGCTCTTGCTGGGCGCGTTCGGTGAGTTGGCGGAGTTCGGCCGCGAGGTCGCGTTCGCGGAGGGTAAGTGGAATCTCGTAGGGCTTGGCACGAAGCCAGAGCGACCGCTGGTGAGGCAGATGAGGGGTGCTCACAGGCACCTCCACGCAAACCAAATCAGGGCCGCCGCCTGAAAGCAGCACAACGAGCCAAGCCCCGTACGCCACCACCGCAGGCTATGTATCTGGAGGTCGAACCGCCGCTTGTCGTAGCGACGCATGATCTCTTTGACCTCGTATTCCATGGCCTTGCTTTCGAGTTGCATAACTTCGCGGACAAGTTCGCCCTGGGTGATTTCGAGTTGTTTGTATTCCCGCTGCCAGTCGCGACAATCTGCGTTGCGCTGCTGTAGCCGCTCGATTGCCTCGTCCAGCGTGGTAACTAGGCTTGGCTCCTCCGGGCCGTAGTTGCGTAAGTGTTGGGGGGGTGCGGGGAGGGCTGACATTATGCTGCCTCCCGTGTTACGACTTCAGCCCAAGCTTCAAACGCGATGGCCGCGCACTCCGGACTACACAACGGAATTCTGTAATCTAGTCCGATTACCGAGCGATACTCAGAAACAAGGATTGATGGTGGCTCAAGGGCAATATGCGCTTGAAACCAGCCATCGGGATTAGTTGTGGTCTGGGCGCAGTTCGCCTGACCGCATTCGATTGGCATTACTACCTCCGGGTGCGCTTATCCGTCAGTGCGGGTAAGTGCAAGGGGATCACGCGGCGGTGATGGTGAGCGGCAAACGTAACAGGATGCGGCTCGGGTGAGTTTGTCTCCGACAGACTCAAGAAGCACCGCGCACGATGCTTTTTGTGGCTTTCGGAGAGTGGGGCGCCGTAGCGCCCCGGTGGGGGGGGTTAGGCCGCTTGCTTCTCTTCGGCTTCGATCCTCAAGGGGCCATCAGCGACACGCGCCGCGATAACCTGGAAGCCGCTCTGTGATGCGCCGCCCTTGAACGCTTCCCATGTCTCGGCGTCCATTGCTTCGGCCTGATCGAGAACCATAAACGGAAGTTGCCCGCTTCTCATTGCCGCAATCTGAAAGGCAATCTTTATGCGCTCCGCAAGGTTCACCCGCTCGAACGGAATCCCGTCTGCGTAAACCTGCCCTTCGCGCACTTCCAAGCCGGGAATCGGAAGCTCTGCCAGCTTGCGCTGCTTCAACTCCTGCACGCCTTCGATAGCCTGCGAGAAATGCGCCGATTCGTGCTGCGCTTTCGTCGCCTGCTTCTCAAAGTTCTGGATGCTCAGACGGATTCCCTCTGCCCGGTCGTAATCCCGCGCCCGCTGTTCTGCTTCGCCGATGGCCGCGTTAATCTTCGCCATATCAGGCTCGAAGTTGGCGTCGATCTCGCCACGCTTCTCTCGTGCCCTTGCCTTGGCTTCGTCAGTATCCTTCTGGGCACGCGCCTTGATCGCTTCGATTTCGTCCCGCTCCTCGCGATCGATTGCCTTGATCTCGGTTTCGCGAGACTGCTTGGCTTCCTGGAGTAGATCACGCAATTCCTTTGCGCGTCCGTTCCAATCGGTTGAGCCGTCCTGATCTGGCAGGCTGGATTTCAGAGACTTAGCGGTCGTCTCTGCTTCCTTCGCCTGGCGGTTGGCTGTCGTGCGTGCGTCGTAAATCTGCTTCGCAAGGACATCAACCTCATCAAGCGACATGCCCCGCGCGATGGGCCATACATCCTCGCCCGTAGCCTTCTGCAGCTCTTCCTGCGAGAACTGAATGGGCATCACTTCGAGGAGGACAGCGGCAAGCTCCTTCGGCTTGGCGAGTAGGAGTTTCGACGGGTCGATCGCAAGGGCATCACCTAGTTTCTCGATGTAGGCCCGCGGCGACTTTACTTCGTTGCCTTGCTCATCCGTGATCTCGTATGTCGTGCCCTTGGCTGTCACGCGCATACGGATCTCGGTCCCGTTGTCGAGCTTCAGCAGTGCCTCGCCAAACTTGGCCCCGCGCCGTAGGACATTCGGGTCATGTCCCCCCGTGAAGACCTGCTTCAGTGCCTCAATAATGGAAGACTTGCCCTGTCCGTTGGAGCCGGAGACGACAGTAAGCGTCCCTGGACGGAACTCGGCACGCCGGGTGCCGAGCAGATCCTTGATTTCGACTGATACGATTCTCACTTCTTGCCTCCAAAAGAGAAGCCGCGCGTCTGTCCCTTTGGTGCTTCCGGTTCCGACTCTGCGGGTTGTTCGTCTGCGGGTTTCGACTCGACGGTTACGCCGGCCGCTTTGAGCTTGTCTTCAGCAACCTTCTGCGCTGCCTCCTTGCTGCCGTGCTTCTCTTCCTCGCTGGGTTGTCGGGATTCGAGCACTTCGGCCCACGACGCCTCGTTGTTCGCCACAGCAACCCAAATCTTCTTGAGGTCGGAAACTTCCTTCGGCGTCACCCGTTCGATGGAATGCGCTAGGTACGCTTCGAGGTCGGGGACCTTTACGCCCAGTTCCGCGAAAGAGTCAATCATCTTTCGCTTCGCGCCGTCGAGGTCTTCCTTGATCTCGTGCGACATGGTTTCGAAGATGCGCTGCTTCGCCTCTTCCTTGAGCCATGACGGGATGAGGCGCAGGCCGTCCGTGCGTAGCGCCTTCGAGCGAAGCGCGTTCTGCTTCACCGTTACCTCGTCTTCGGTTGCCTCCACCAGAAAGACTTTCTTTCCGTAAGAGTTGATGCGCTCACCGAGAACAACCTGGCCCGGCTTGACGTTCTGCCGTTCAACCGCCTTCTGGATAATTACTTCGCTGGAGTACGACAGATTCGATTCGAGGTCTGTCACGGTTACTCGAATCATGCGTATCTGCTCGTTCTCGTAGACGGTCATCGTCTCCGGGTAAACGTTCCCGAAGCAGCGCAGAGCTTCTTCCGCAAAGCGGATTGTGAAGCCTTCGCCCTTGTTCGGGATCTTGTACCAAGACGACGAAGCAAAGCTCTTGTTGTCGCACGCCTTCAAGAGCTGCTGACGCGCGTACTCGATGTTGCGCGGCTGCCTCAGCGCCATCACATAGCGGGCCTCGACTGCCGCCTTCTCTCGCGCAGCGACGGCGGCTGCAGCGGTTTCCTTGACTACCTGTAGCTCGGTAGCGCCGAACTCCTGACGCTGCACGATTGCGCCTCCACTGGCGCGCACTAATTCAGTTCCGTTCGTGCTCACTTACCTTCCTCCTGTGTTCTGACCTGTGTAAACTCTTTCGCTTCCTGCGATTTGCATATATCCGTTGAGACTGTTCGGGTACTGTACGTGCAGCCCTAGATACTCTTCCTCTGGGATGGCGACCTTTGCCCAGTAAGCATCGAGCGCTGCTGTGTCTAGATCGCGCCCGAGCTTCTGTGGCCGCTTCCGAGCGTCCCGATTCTTGAGGTAGTCGGCTCGTTGCCGGCATTTCGTCGAACAGAAACGCTTTTGCTTGAGTCGTGCCGGGCTGTTATCGGTTACAGTCACCACCTTCCCGCAGTGCTCGCATGTGACCGTTAGGCTGTACTGCTTGTGTTTCTGGTAAGGCCCGCGCTTCACTCTCAACCTCCTTCTGTAACCTCAAAAACTCGCTCAGCCGCTCTCTCCGCGTGCCTAGATACTCGTGCCAGTCGTTCAGGTTGGCCTCGTCCACCGCCGACCAGAAAAGCCGCTCAAGCCGCGAGGTCTCGTGCTCATCCAGTAAGTCCAGGTCGATAACCGCATCAGCCATTGCCGCCCTCCAGCTTGGCGAGAACATCAAGCACCTTCTGGAACCGCAGCTTGCCAACGAGCACGTCGCGACCGGTTTCACGGTCGGACTCATAGGCGACTGCCTTCAGCGCCTCGAGCATTTCCCACGAAGCCGCCAATAACTTCCCGTTAGCGTTGCGCTGCGCAAGCGACACGTGATTGAGTACTGGGTAAGTCCGTGCTATTTGCAGGAGTGACCCGTCTTCGGCTTCGGCCACAACCGCACCGTACTCGTAGTAATATGGCCCCGGTGTGGGCTTAGTCTGGTCGCTCATATCTCCTCCAATCGGTACATAAACACTCCGCGCTCCTCGCTTACCCTGTGCGTGCTGATACGGTGTCCTGCAGAGCGCAGCTCCTCCAGCCTGGCACCGAAACGGAGCCCGCCCACTTTTGCCAGTTCCCAATTCGTCCTCGGCCCCTCGCGGAGCGCCGCTAGAATGGCTTGGTGGTGGCGGCCGAGACGCTTCTCTGCGGCTGGTGCTACGGTGACATTGAAGTTGATTGCTAGTTGGGCGCTCATGCTGCAACCTCCTCGACCAGCACGTTCCCGCATGAGCACTTCTGCGTCGGCGTAATCGAGTCGCCGCAGTCATCGCAACTCGAAACCTTGATGCCTTTCTTTGCCGCGCATACCTCGCAGTAGTCGTCAACCTTGTGCCGCTGGCATATATCGCGATTGCATACCGCGCAGAAGTCCTCGTCCGGTTTGTGGCACTCGTCGCCGCAGGTGATACATGTCGGGGCCGCTGCGGGCTTGTAGCGGATGTAGTCTGCCGGTTCCGACGAGGGGACTTGATAGACGATGGTCATTAGTTGGTTGCCTCCTCAAACTCGGCAACCAGTTGTCTGTAGTGCTGCTGCCGAACCTCATCGGCCCGGGCGCTGGCTTGCAGCCGGTAGCCCAGCCAACGCTTTGCGCGTGGGCTCTTCCAGATGGCAAGAGCAAACGCGCCGAGTAGGATATTCAGACCTAGAAGCACTTGGTTCATCGGGCAAACCTCCAGACCGCGAGAACTGCGACAGCCCAGAACGCTAGCGAGAACGCGAGGCCCCAGAGCAGGCCAGTGAAGAATTTGTTTGGCTGGCTCATTTACTCGCCCTCCGGAATCTCGACAATCGCGACCCTGACGATGCGAGCGATGATGTACGGCTGGCAAACCAATTTCTCGGCTTCGGCCCTGGCTTCGCCTTCCGACATCGAGATTGAGCCAACCGTCATAAACTCTGCGCCGGTCTGCTCGTTGCGGAAGACTGCGGCATGCGCTTCGCGCCATTGCGTGTTGTTCAGGCACGCCGAGCGAATCACCGCGTCTGCGGCTTCGATTACGGGGTGAGTGGTGGTGGTGGTGTTAGGCATTGGTGGAAGCCTCCCGAAGGGTGCACGAAAACACTTCTTGATCGAACCTGTCGATATCGCGAATGGTGTTGCCTTCGCGAATCCTGATATGCCTCTTGCCGAATGACTTTCGCGCTAAGACCTCCTCTGGGCTATAGCCCTCTTTCCGTCTCCGCGAAATGGTGTGAGCACTAAGCCCCAGCTCGGCACTCCATTGGTCAGGCGACTTTGTTGCCCCGTTTAGCGTGATGCGAACGTTATCTCTGCGATTACGCGCCTGTTCGTGCTTCGTTGCCCACCGACAATTGGCAGGTTCATAGTTGCCGTCGTTATTGATGCGATCAAGGCTTAATCCTGCCGGCCTTGGCCCCATGTCGGCAAAGAATGCCAAGAATGACTTACGCCAAGAATCACATACCTGGATTCCGCGCTTGCCGTAGCTCCTGTAACTTGGAGTTTTCTTGTTGTGGCAACGCTGAATCATCGCGGTCCATATCCTGTATTCAGTCGTTTTGGACATGCCGTGCTTTTGTTTCGCTCTCAAGCCGCTTTCCTTTCCTCGACGCGCCGAACGGGCATCTCAATGACCCTGCGCTCGACAGGCAGGTCGCGAACGTTATTCAAGCGATCCAACCGAAGAACCCGATGCACCATTGCGTAGTGGTTCTCGCCGGGCTCCAAGAACGGGTCCATATCCCGCCGCATGGCGTAAGCGATCTCGTTTGGATCTTGCTTGAGGTGGTGGTAACGTCGGGTGATTAGCGCGTACACTTCCTGTCTGGAGACAGGGCGTAGGCGTTTATCCGGCGTAATTTGAAAGACTTGCCCTTTGAGGTTTGCATTTGCGAGGTTTGCTTTTGCAGACTCAAAGGAAATAACATTTTTCGACGATATGCTTTTCACGACTTATCCTCCTAACCCTTCTTCTCTTGTTCTTCTTTTGCCCTCAGCTCTGCGGCTGTTTCTAAAACCCTCGCTTCGATTCGAGCTGAGACAACTTTGCCGGATAGCCACTCGGAAATGGTTTGCGTGCGGATGCCAAGATCCCTTCCGATCTGGGCAATCGAGCCGCGATGTCTCCGGAGGAGGTTTCTCAACTTCTTTCGTTCTGCTTGGGTCATGGGCTCCTGCTACCCTCTAATTCGGCACTCGTAGAAACCGAATATTAGGTCGAATATGAACTGCTACTGGGATTATTGACCAATCTTGGTAAGAAGACAATTGGTAAATTGGGCATCTTGCGAAATTCCTGTGGAAAACCTCTTATCTTGTTGATTGCGTGGATCGAATGGAAAACAGGCTGACAGTAAAGATTGATGGAGACATCGCGGACCTGCTTATCGAGGAGCAGGCGCGACTACGAAAACTGGAGGGGAAGAGGGCGACTTATTCGGATGTGCTGCGGCGAATGTGGGAAGCCTATAAGCCGATCACGAAGCACGCGCACGAGCCGAAGCCGGAGACGCCCGAGACGCGCGTCCTTAAATGCCTGCGCACTTTCGGCAAGAAGCACCCCGACCTGGTAGACAACGTCGCTGGCATGTTCGGCATGGACCCGTCTGACCTAAAAACACTAATCCGGTAAAAATTTCCCAAATGCGCGTTGATTAGCCGATAAATAATATAGATTTTACAGACATCCCCCCCCCGGCCTGTGGATTTTACTAGGGGTAGTGACATACACTGTGAGACACGATGTCCCCCGTTGTGGTTCCAAGCCCCGAGCCGCCTAGAGCGAGCCGGGAAGAATTTCTCGCTGTTTACAACAGTTTCCAGGTCTCTTTCGCCTTATTGGATGAGCTGTACGCAAAGCTCAATGCCCCGCTAGGCTCGGTCGTAGAAGCGTACGGCATAGATCTAGATATCCTGGTTCCGCGCCGTAACTTTATGCGGCCCGCCCAAAAGTCCGCCGCCTAAATTCTGCCCAGAAAATGCAAAAAGCCCGCCCAAGCTGTTACGCCTGGACGGGCTGTTATGTGTTAAAGGGATTGTTTTTACTTCGGGAGTGGCGACTGCTTCAGATACAGCACGGCGTCTTTCGCACCAGAAATCAGCGCCAACTTGACCGCTGAAACCAGGCCGGCATGACTTGTCAAGTCAAAAGCCTGTGGTGCGGCCAGAGCCGCAGAGAGGGCGGTGTAGATGCCGCCCAGCGCCGCAGCCGCTAGGCCGTGCAGCCACGCGCGGACGGTCGGAGACATTACTGCGCCTGCGTAGGGGTCGGGGACTGAGCCGCCACGCTGGACGCGACGGCACCAGCAACCTGCGTGACCGTCTCGACAGTGGACGTTACCTTGTCAGCCTCGGCAACGGACTTGGGATTCTTGATCCAGATTCCAGCAATGGAGCGGCCAACGGGGATCAGGTGCTCGAAGGATTCAAGGATCTTCAGGAATATGTTCATGGTTTTACCTTTCTGTTTTGGAGTTGAAGCTAAAAATCGTTAGTTGCAGATGCGGCCACCGCGAGCAACGCCACGATTGCGGCAGCGCGGAGCAGGGCGTAGAGGGCCTGGGAGAGCACGGGGTGGCGGGTCTGCGAGGATGTTAGTATGTCAGCCAAGAATAACTTGAGCCGTTGTAGCTACAAACGACCGGAGCGGTTATCAACCCCCCACTGGTGTATGTGCCCATATAGCTAGGGGTCGTTGCGTCACTCACTACGGCAGTAGTTCCCTTGTAAGCAGCAGCACAGGTTGGTAAAGGAGTCCCGCTCGCGCACCAGCTCGGCTGCACCTGCACGCACTGATACCCGCTCGCCTGGCCCTGATACTTCGAGCCAACAACAACCTGGCCCAGTGTGTTGGTCGCCCAAACCCGATAACAGACATTCGCTGGATGCGTTTGCGTCGTGTCCGCAATCTGAAGCGAGAAAGCGCCATTGCTTACCGGTGCAGTTACAGCCGTGAATGCCGTCTGCCCTTTGCCGGTGAGCGCAAACCCGATCGCGTTTCCGCTTGCGTCGCACGGCTGAAAGTAGATCGTGCCGGTTATGGGGTTCTGGGACGAGTCAGCCAGATGGCTGGCCGTAACTGTGACTGTCTGGCCGCTCAAACATCCGGCGACAATAGCCGACAACAGTAAAAGTTTTTTCATTTGGGGTTAATTCAGGCCCTGGCCGAAGAGCGGTTCCGTTTTTGCCAACTGAACAAGCAGTTGCGCCAGCGACATGCCGGTCGTAGCGCCCCAACTTGAGTACGCGGTAATTACCGCCGCCGGCAGTGCCGATGGATCGTACAACTGCGGCAAGACGAGCACGCGCGAATCCTGTGCCGCCGCGTCGATCTGGTGCGCGTTGCACAACATGCTGACTAGCGCCCATCCGTTCGCGGTGACTGGTGCCGTTGGGTAAAACCACTCGGTACCGTATGCCGTGCATATCGGTATCACCATGTTATTCATGGCTGAATCCGTGTAGAACTGCGAAAGAAACCATCTTGGGTTCATAAAGCCGTTCCTAGCATGGCGAAAACCACCAGTTGTGAATCAATAGCGCATCGCCGGCCACGAGGTAATAGTTGTGCTCGCTGTCCGAGTCCGCCTCGACAGTGATAAGCACTTTCTTACCTATGTACTCGTCCGCCTGTGCGCTTGCCCGGTACGCCGGCATCCATTCGCCGTTAAAGTAGACCGGTTCGCACGGGCTGACCCTGTGGCCGTCCACTACGCGCCAGGCTGCGCAAGATTGCGCAGCAACCTGCAACACCTTACGGTAGACATCGGCGCCGGTCTTGCAGTTCTTACCCCTAATCATGTCGCCGGCCTTGACCGCGCCCGCTTCAATTTGCCCCTTGCCCTGCACGTCTACCAGTTCCGCTGATTCCGGACAAGTATTTGCGCCGCCGCCCGTCCCACCACTCGAGCCCCCGTTGCCGGCCGCAAGGGTAGTGAATGAAATAGGCGAAATCGGAATGCGGCCGTCTAGTCCCGCTTGCGCGGCCATATATGCCGATGGCGAAGTAGGAGGTGGATTGCCGTTCGTCATTTGCAACGTGCCATCGCTAACCCGGACATACCAATACGTGTAGTAGGTCGTGGATGACGCTAAACTAGAAAAGCTGGACGAGCCGGCCGGAATATTCAGAGTCGAGCCATCCGAGCGCAACATGCTTTGCTGTCCCCACGAGAACGATACGCCGCTATTGGTTGACGAGTAATTGATGCTGATGGGCTGATTCGGCATGATGCTGCCCTGGGCATTCAGCATTCCCGAGCTGGTAAGCTGCATCGTCAGAAATACGTCGTCAAATCGCAACTGCATAAAAATATTCGGCCCCGACCATACAGGCGATCCACACGACGCAAAGGCGCAGCACTCCATCTGAACAAATGCAGCGTTCGATGGAGCGTTCGCCATTGCGGACGATTCGGTCCATCCAATCAGGCCGCCTTGATTAACGACGTCGCCAACCTCGGCCTCGCCCACGTTATTACCGTTCGCATCTGTAAACCACAGGCCAATGCGGGCAGTGAGGGTTAGCCCAGTAGGAACTCCGACACTCCAGTCCCACCGCCAAGCGCCGCCGAAAAATAGCGGTTGGCCGCCCTGAATCGGAATTGGAGTAGACTTTACGCGGCACTCAGCATAGGTCGGGATAGCAACGTTCGTATCAAGCAAAATGCATAAGGCGTAATCGCCAGTATGCGGAATGGCCGAATCCCTGTATACGGTATATATGGCGGCGGATGAGGCAGACCACTCATCACCCGCCGCAGTACCGCTTATATCACTCTCGAACCCATAATTACCGAGGACGTTGTGACCGTATGACTTGCCGGTGATGTAGCCGCCCTGCGACTGGCTGGCCTTGGTTCTGACATACACCGTGCCGTCTGCCAGGATGTCGATACTCTTGCCCGCCGTCTGATCGGCGTTCGGTTGGGCTGGCCGCAGGGCTTCAACGCTGAGGCTATTCGAGTACGTCAGATTGGAGGCCGTGCGATTGGCGACGTCTCCCGTTGCGAAATCAACAAAGTTTTTAGTTGCCAGCGCCCCGAGCCCTGAGACGTTCGCATAGCTAACGCTCGATAGAGTCTGGGAAACGGTGTGCGGACCGGCAGATACCCAGCCGCTCGTGGCACCGTTGCTCCGGACCGCCCGCATTTGGACGTTGTATTGCTGTCCGCAAACCACCCCGGTCAGGAAGTAGTCCGTAACGTTCGCATCGAAATAGCCGGCAGAGTGCCAACCGCTGTCACCTTGCTTCTGCCATTGCAGCTCGACGCTGCCGCCGCTCAACACAAATGGATCATCCGGCTCGATCCATGACACATGGATGCGCGGAATTACGATACCGTCAGCGCCGTTCACTGCCGAATCCGAGCCCGACTCAAGAGTCAGATTTGTCGGCGGATTGACCTGCATCGCGTTGTAGATCGCGGGCGAAGTCGTGTTGAGAACGCCGCGCTCCTCGGCCGTGCTCCACAGGTAGACGGACGGGTCCGTCTCGGATACGTCCATCTCGACGTATAGACTCGGTGCCTCCTGATTGTGCGGGTCCGATTTCGGCACAAATCGAAGCGATTGCACTTCGAGGTACTTGCTTATCCAGCCGAGCGCCGGGAAACTCACCTGTATAACGTCCTGCGCGATGCACTGGTAGGCCGCTAGCGACATCTGGAGCGTGCCTGATCCCTCCTGCCGGTTCCTCAGCAGGTAAATCTTCGCGAGCCGTTGCGCCATCGCAACTGACGTGACGAAGCGATAGCTGCGAGTCGCGTATAGCTTCACGTTGCCATCATTGGCTAAGTTCGCATCGCTCACATACCCATGTAGCGCGTCCTGCGCGTACTCCGGGATGTCTGTGGGCTGCCATTGACCGGACCATATGTTAGGGTCTTTGTGATCCTGGCTGTACCCGACTACCGCGTACGGGTACTTGGGCGAGATGTAAGTAGCCCGGACTGCGTTCACAACGTCTCGATACTTGCGCCGCGGGACCCACTTGACCGGGCCAATGAGATCATTCGCGTCAAACGTGAGCCCCGAGCCGTACCACGCGGCCGGGTAAATCTTCCACGTGCCGCCGCTGTAGCTGATCCGCCCCTCGCACGATGCCAGCATGGCATCCAGAACGTCGCCGGGCGTGCTGTTGGTATCAAAAAATCCGTTTATGGTATAGCGCGATTCCGTCCCGCCTGCCGCGAGTGCTACCTGTTCGTCGCACAGATTCGCAGCCGCAATGAGTTGTGCTTGGTCAATCTCGGTCGCATAGTTGCAGCCTAAGCCGAAGTCCGGGTTGCACAAGAAATCTGCGATGACGAGCGCCGCGTTATTCGTGTATCCGTACGTGCTGGTTCGCGGGTCATAAATGTCGCACTTGCCGTGGATGTTGGCCTTGATGCCCGGCAGCCCAGAGAACAGATTAGGGTTGTAGCTTGTGCGGACGTATGATGCTGCTATCCCGTCGAGGGTGCATGAGTTATCCCAGTTGCCATCCCGAGAGCCGAGGTCTGAGAAATAAGTCCCTGGGACCGGGCCAAGCGAGTTCCAGGCAGTCACCCCGCTGCCGAAACTGTATTGGTTGTTCGAATCGTCGTAATAGGTGTTTCCGTTGTCTTGCCCGCCGTTCGCCGGTATGTGAATAGCCCGACCGTCAATGTAAATCGTGTCGATGCTCTGTACTTGATGCCCGGCCCACGCGATCACCTGGTTAAGATCGTGACCGTTGTTGGTCGTGGACATGTACACGATTATTCCGGCCACTCGACACTCGCCGTACACAATCTGACGGGGAGCGGCTGTCTGGCGAACCGAGAACGGCATGCTCGGGCCAGCCTGCAGCGCCTGCGCAATGCCGGCAAACGTCAGCGACGCGCCAGCCGCGCCGATGGCTACCGCTGCCGATTCCAGAAACTGAAACATGGCGTCCGTGATAACCAGCTCCGGAGCGATGAACGCAAGCGCCACTCCGGCCGCCACCATGGCGACCCCTTCGACGATTTTTGCCACTTAGCCAACCCTCCAGGCCCGGCGACACTTGCTTATGGGTAGCCGCCGCAGCCCATCCGGGCCAACAAAAACCGCGTGAGTGCCGTTGAGGTAGACAAGCCCGAGCGCCGGACCATCGGAGCCGTCAAACAAAACCACATCGCCGCGTTGCGCCAGCAACACAGTCTTAAGCTCCGCCATGCCTTGTTCGGCTGTAACGTGCACCGCCACATCCTCAACACTCGAGCCGCCCGTTACTGCCTTGATGGTTGCGAGTGCGCCGGCCTGGTCCGTATACTTGCCGCGGAAGTCGCCCGCTACGTCCGTGCCAGTCATTGCCTGGATGCCGTCACAAACGAACAGAGCGCAATCATTCGAGCCCCACTCGAAAGGCTTGCCTACCCGAGACTCAACGTGCTCGTGTAGCGCCATATCCCATGTATCGATTCGTTTCATGCTCATCAGCCACGCCAATTTATGAACTGGTCCTGGAGCCATGCGACATATTTCAGGCCGCCGTCGTTCGGGTGCCTCGCCCTCTGGTCTTGCTCTGTGTAACGTCCGCCGCGCGCCCGGTTTAGATCGGATAGCCGGTTTTCGACGCTGATGCTGATCGTTGCGGATTCAGTCGAGAGGTCTATGCTCGGCTGATCCATCAGGCCAACAAATGCCGGTATCGGGTCAGCAATGATGTTGCCGGAGTTGTCCAGGAATCCTAAGTACACTTGCGCCTGCTTTGCAGTCGTGACCTGTCCAAGCGCCTCGTTTAACAAGTTCTGCGGGATGCCCGAGAGTGACAACGTAATGCCTTGCGCTTGCGTTGCGATGACCTCGGCAATGGGTGAGATAGTGCCGAGATTGCCGACGCCCACCCATGTTTGGCCGTTCCACGACAGATTGCCGATGCCGGTCCACATGTAGATCGTCTGGTCGTAGAATCCGCACGAAACCAGAAACACTGGACGCACTGCGGACGATTCGAGCGCGGTTTGCGCCCCGAGGGTTAGATTTCTCATCTTGCCTCAATCGCCTTAAAGGAAATCCCGAACAGTTTTGCCTCGGTAACGCTCCAATCGCGCTTGTTGTCAGCGAGGCGAAACAGGCCCGCTGTATTCCCGAGCGTGATCGCTTCGCCGTCCGTCGGCGCATCGCGAAGGCTCGGCCATACCTCGATGGTCGCGTTGCCGCTACCGTCCGGGTAGACGCCGATTGGGCCGGCCACCACATGCAGGCGATAACCTAACTGGAGATAATCGCCAGGGCGCATTACTGCTGGGCTTACGTAAGGCGTTGCTGTCGCCCCAAGCTCGACCTTCGGGTTGCTAAAAATCACGGGTTTATTGAGCGCAGTCGCATTTGCCCAGTTGTCGCATAGCGCAACCAATTGAGTTACCCCGGCAGGAACCGTGAATGTGGCTGACCCTTGCCCGGTCGACCCGGCGGGAACAGTGAAACTCCCGTAGCTGGCTGTGATACCGGGATTGAATACAGCCCATCCCGCCGCTCCCCCGGGCAGCAAGTTCCTTGCGTCTACATAGCCCGACAAAGTGTACTGCTGCCCGGGCGTGACGGCGAACGGGGCGCTCCACGCATACTGAAAGGAGCCCGATGCGCCCGTTCCGTAATAAACCCACCCATTGCCGCTGACCGCGCCGGCACCAGGCGCAACATAGATATTTGCTGTGTTGCTCCAGCCCGTGCCAACAACATCGGGGTCAGGGACCAAGTTGGTACTGCTCGGAATTGGCCAGCCCCGCGTGTTTAGCAGCGTTGCGGTTGCCAGTTGCGCCCCGTTGACAACTGGCGAAAGTCCGCTTAAGGTCGGAACGCGCTTGAGTGGATCTCCGATCTGAAACACATTCGCTTTGCCGCGCAGCGCCATCAAAAACGCAATCCACGCACGCGCCTGCTGGTCCGTCAACGGCGGGAGCGACACATTCAGTTCCCACCAGTCCGCGCCCGGCCACGCCTGCACCTGGCTTTGCTTGGTGAAAGGCGATTGCGTCATCCCGACGCTATCTTGCGCTGTAAAATCAATCTGACGTGGTGCCGGCGACAGCGGCATGGGTACGATGTTCCAGCCCTGGAAGGTGGAATAACTAAACGCCATTAGAACTTACTCCGAGGGCTGCGCATCCGCGCTTCCTGCTGCATCGCCACCGCATTGCGCACCGCTTCGCCGTGGACCTGTACGAGCGCCCGCTGCACTCGCATCTCTACGTCTGTTGCGTTCGCGCCGCGCGCATCGATGTAGTAACTGGCTCCTCCGCCGCCCGCTCCAGCGAGAGCATGGTTCGGGACGATCGTGCCGGAAGATCGCGGCACCCAGAGTTCGGGCCCGCGCTCGCCGACGAGATAGGCGTTTCCGCTGTTGACGTCGCCGCCGTCTGCACGCGCGCCGCCGAACAGGAACGAAAGGAAGCCACCGCCGCCGCTCTTGCCGGACAGCGCGCCGCCGAGCATCCCCTCGAGTCGGTTTAAGCCGAGAGACATGAATTGCGAGGCGAGGCCCTCGAAGAACGACGCCCAGGACACCTTCTGCCCGGCGACTAACCGCTCAAGCGAAGAGTTCAGACTGTCGAACGCGCCGCCGAGAACTTCGTGCACAGCCTGGCCGGCGCTCTTGGCGTTGTCTTTGAGTTCGTTGAAAAATTGCCGATAGCCGTCGCTCGCGCTTTGGCCTACGCCTGCCTGCTTTAGCTGGAGCTGGTGCTGCGCGTCCATGACCGAGAGTTGATCGAGAATGTCCTGATCGCCTTCCCCTGGCTTCTGGTTGGCGAAGAGTTCGGCTGCACGCGCCGCCCGCTCCGCTTGATACCGCTGCTCGCGATCGCCGTACATCGCGTCGGAGTTGTAGCCGATGCCGCGAAGTTGCGCGTTTATCTTCTGCTGGCGGTCGCCTTCCTGTGTAGCTAACCTCTGCGCCTTTGCCGCGGCCTCTTCATCGGCCTTGCTCATCTCAGAGATCGCCTTGAATGCCTGCTCTGTGGCCTGCTTGATCTCTTCCGCAGACTTGCGCGTCGCCTCAGACTTGAGCCGTTCGGACGCGCGCCACATCGCAGCGCTGTCAGCAGCCAGCGTGAGTTCCAGTCGCTGCTGACTTGTCATCACCTGCCCGGCTTCGTTGAACTTGTGGGATAACTCATCGATGGCCGCCTGCGCCTTCTCGCTTCCCTCGGTGATCGCCTGGGCCAACACGTTGCCGGATTCCCGCGCTTTTAACTGTGCGGCTTGGGCGTCCCGCTGGAATTCCTGGAGCTTGGCATTGAAGTCATCTAACGGCTTTGCCGCTGCTGCCGTATCTGTGAGCGCTGCCTTTTTCTTCTCCAGATCGGCGCCCTGCTGCCGCAGCCCGATGTTGAGCGACAACTGCTGCAGTGTGCTTATCTCGCCCTTTAGGGAGGAGATGGTCGCGGACTGATCCGGGCCGCCGATGGCTTGCTGCTCGATTGGGCCACCGGGCGTAATACCGTAGGGCGACGACGCAAGGGCCGGGCGCGTCTGCGTTCTCGCCGCCTGCAGCTTCTCAACCGTTTCGAGCTGCGCCTTTAGCGCGGCCGTCTCGGCATCGATCGCAGCCTTGCGCTGATTCGTCGCATCTGCATAAATCGCGGCCTGCTGCTTCGGGTCGCTCGTCTTTGAGAGCCGATCGGAGGTGTTGATACTGATATCCGTCAGCGAATCGCGGAATTTCGAGAACTGATCCGAAAGATCACCGGTAGAGGCGTTTCCGGTGAAGAATCCCTTCAGCGCGTTGATGCTTTCCGACTCGAGGAGCTTCTGGATCTGGCCGAGGTCCTTGTTCAGCGACTCCGCAAGCTTGTCGGCGCTGAGTCGCGCTTCGTCCAGCGCGAGCTTTAGGCCGTTCTGCGGATGCCCTTGCAGTTTTGCGATCTGGTTTTCCAGCCGATCATTCGCGACCCGCAGTTCATCATTTGAGACGCGGATCGGCCCATTGATCGCGCTGAACTCTTCGGCGATCCGTTTCGGCGCCTGCTGCAGTTTCTGGAACGCATCGTAAAGCTCGACCGCCTTCTTCCCGAGCTCGAACAGTA